GAGAGCAGCTTAAAAATGAACTTGACCTCGCAAAGGCGACTGTCAAATCAATGGAGGCGAGAAAAGACGCAGAAATTAAAACCCTCGAAGTGACGCAAGAGGTAGCAACGGCAACGCTTCAAACGACTCAAACTTCTCTGACCTCTCAATTAGATTTAACCGAAAGCGCGGAGGAAGAAAAGCGAAGGTTGCGGAGGGAGACGTTCGATGACTTTAAGAACCAAGCCGAGTTATCTGCTCACCAAGCTCTTGAGTTTGCCTCTATGACTTTGAGCATAATGAGCAGCCTCAGCACGCTCTTTACCAAAGACGAAGAAAAGAGGGCGAAAAGAAGCTTCGAGATAGGTAAAAAACTCGCTATTGTTTCAACTATTATGAACACAGCCGAAGCCGTTGGCTCTGCACTTGCTAAAGACAGCACATTCCCGGGATCTCGATTCATCGCAGCCGCTGCTGCAGGTATTGCGGGAGCCGCTCAAGTCGCCACAATTAAACGGCAGAAATTTAACGCGGTTGGCTCTCCACCTCCGCCACCTCCACCGGGACGAAATTTGACGGGAGGAAATGCACCGGGTCAAAGCCCACAACTCGACCTCTCGTTCTTAGGAGGGGGAGCGGGTCAGACGGGGTTCAGAACGTATGTCATCGCTTCCGAGGTTTCTAACTCTCAGCAAGCGAATCAAAAAATTAATGACCAAGCCGCACTAGTAGGATGAACATAATTGAACTAATAATCGATGAAGAAGCGGAACTCTTTGGAGTCGACGCTTTGTCATTAGTAGAACACCCCGCTATCGAATCCGAATGGATAGCGATGAAGTCCCAGGAGTTTACTTTCAAAACTCAAGACTCAGAAAAGCGCATCGTCATGGGTGCCGCTCTGATTCCCGACAAACCCATCTACCGCAAAAGCGATAAAGAGGAGTACTACGTGTACTTCTCTAAGAAAACCGTCCGACGGGCTATGGAGTTATACTTCAAAAACGGCAATCAAGCCAACGCCACCCTTGAGCATGAACACGCCCTCAACGGTTTGCACCTCGTAGAGAGTTGGATTGTCGAAGGAGAGCAGGACAAAAGCCGAATCTATGGACTCGATGTCCCGGTCGGTACGTGGATGGTTTCGATGAAGGTTGAGAACGAAGCTATATGGGAAAAGTTCGTGAAGGAGGGCAGCGTGAAAGGCTTCTCGATAGAAGGTTATTTCGCGAACAAGTTTGAACTCTCTCAACAAAAGCCCATCACGGGCGATATGGAGCTACTTACAGACATCGAAAAGGAACTCGCACTCGATTACCTCAAAAAACGTATGGCGAGTAAGGATTGACCCCTTAAAATCGTTATTTATACAAATCCCAGAAGATGAATCTAAAAGAACGCATCTCCGACCTCTTCGAAAAGTACAGCGTTGAACTCGCTGTCGAAGAAAAGGAGGAACCAGTTTCGCTGATGGCTACCGCCATTTTAGAAAGCGGACAAGAAATCATGACCGACGCGGACGCATTCGCAGTCGGTGTCTCTGTTTTCGTTATGAATGACGAGAACGAACGAATCCCTCTTCCAGATGGAGACTACCAACTCGAAAACGGCTCTATGCTCGTCGTCGCTGAAGGTGCTGTCTCTGAGATGAAAGACGCTGAAGCTCCCGCTGAAGAAGTGGTCGAAGAAGCAACGGAAGAAGTAGAGGCATCAGCCGACACAATTACCCGTGAAGACGTGGCTTCTATGATTGCCGATGCAGTCTCTGAAGCCAAAAAAGAATTCTCTTCTCAGATTGAACAGCGAGACGCAAAGATTACCGAGTTGAGCAAAACAGCCTCAGCTAAAATCTCTCGAGCTCCTAAGATGGAGCCAAAAGTTCAGGTCGATTTAACCAAGTTATCAATGAAGGAACGCATTGCCGCGATCCAAAACAATTTCTCCTAATGGCTAACGCTACAATCACATCCAACTACGCAGGACGCGCGGCTCTTCCTTATGTCGCTCCTGCCATCCTCTCTGGGGATACTATCACGAACGGATATATCGAGGTTCTCGACAATGTCCGCTATAAGGCTAACCTTCGTAAATTCAACGGTGCTGCTATCGCTGATGCAACTTGCGTATTCACACCTCCTGCATCGGGTCAGTTGAGCTTGACGGACGTTGTCTTGACGACTGTTGCTCTTCAAGTGAATGAGCAGGTTTGTAACAAAGACCTCCGTACTGCTTGGGAAGCCGAGCAGATGCGCGGTCAATCTTCAGACTCTCCCGCTGACTTCCAAGCATTCGCAGCGCAGTACGTCGCAGCTCGTGTATCTGAGTCGGTAGAGCGAAATATTTGGCAAGGAAAGTATGCTATCGCTAACGGAGGCACTACTGGAGCTTACAACAATTTCGCGGGTATCATGAACCATATCGTTGCAGGTACTCCAGATGTAGAGCAAACGTTTTCAGGAGTGACATCTTCAGCAAATATCCTCACGCGATTGAAGGCTCTTTCTGCTGCTGTTCCAGACTCTTTGGCGGGTGACCCTGATACCAAGTTGTTTATGAGCCGCGCTATGAAGCAGCTCTACTATACTGCTTTGGCAGGAACTGCTGAGTTGACTTTTCACGCTGCTGAAGCAGCGAACTTCTTCAATGGCTACGATATTATCACTCCAGGCGGTATGCCGAATGACTCCTTCTTGTTCAGCAAGAAAGAGAACCTGTATTTCGGAACTGACCTCTTGACTGACCACATCGAAGCGGCTGTTTTAAACTTGATGCAAACCACGGGAGACGATGTCACTCGAATCATCATGAAGTTCTCAGGCGGTACTCAGGTTGTAGACCTCGATTCTATCGCAGTCGGTCGTCGCTCAGCTTAATTTGAACGGGAGGGGTTTCGGCTCCTCCCTTTAATTCCTCTATCACATGGCTTGTACATTAACAATCAACGGCAGGGCGTTTCCCTGCAAAGACAAAATAGGAGGAATCAAGCGCGTTTGGATTAAGCAATTCGACGCGACTGATTGGGGGACTATTACTGCGGGCGTAGTTGCTGCGGGAACGGCTATCACCGTCTTCGGTTTCGAACTCACAAAGAACTCAGGCTCCTTCCAACAAGCGGTAAACGCTTCGGTTGAGAATGGAGTTGTTTTCTATTCTCAGGTTCTTGAGATCACTATGAACAACCTCCTCGCAGCGGATAACGTAGAGGTTGCGGACTTATTGAAGAACCGTTTAACGGTCATCGTTCAAGATGTCAACGACAACTATTTCGCGATGGGTCACACAGCAGGAGCTGAAGGAACAGGAGGTACTATCGGAACGGGAACGGCAAAAGGAGACCTCAACGGCTACCAATTGCAGTTTACCGCAGAAGAGGCAATCCCTGCTCCATTCGTTGCGGCTGACGACGCTAATATCACGTTCACCGCAGGCGTTTGATTCTTTTCCTTTTGGTTAGGTTAAAGGAGGGGGAGGGCATTACGTCCTCCCTCTTTTAGTTTAAAATGAAATGATACATCTCGAACCCAACTCAGCTACGGAGCAAACTATCTATCTCACTCTTCAGGAGATGAAGAAAGACTTCGACCCTTTCGCGAATTACCTCGTACTTTTCCAAAGCATGGGAAGCCGCGAAGATTACTATTTCATTGGAAACGTTGAGACAGACAATCCGCGTTATACCGCGCTTTCTATCAATACCAACAACGACGATCCCTTGAACGGAGACATCTTACTTGAGGAATCGGGTCAATACTTCTACAAAGTTTGGGGGCAGAACTCAACGAGTAACCTCGACCCAACGAACGTGGCGGTTGTCGCACTTATCGAAGAGGGGACTCTGGAGGTGACGGGCGCAATTGGCTATGATATCCCAACAATTAACGTCCCTGACAACGTCATATATTACCAGTAATGGACATTCTAAAACTCAGCCAATACCAAGAGAGGAGTTACGCGGAAAGCGCAAACTCTAAAGGCTTCGTGAACTACGGGGACGACAACCTCTTCCCGCAATACCTCATCGACCTCTTTCACTCTTCGTCCACTCATAACGCTTTGACGACTACTATCGCCACGATGGTATTTGGAGAGGGTTTT